AACAGGGCAAGTTATATTACAAATTTCGTCAGATAAAGTTGAAATTCCAGATTCAGCCCAAGCGTAAAAAGTGTTATTTATAGTTTGTCTAAAGTAATGTGGTTTTTCTGTTTTTGCAGCATATTTGTCAATTATTCCATTTCCAGGGCTAACTTTAATACATTGTTTGAAAGCATCTTGGAAATAAAGATTTGATGAACCTAAAGTGAAATTTGTTGACGAAACTGCACCAATCCAGAGTGTTTTTTCGTTTGTCGTTCCAGAACTTACATAAACAACAAAATTATCAGAATATTCAGATGAGACATCTAAAGTTGAGTGTCTAGTCCAAGAACCAGAAGCTACAGTGTAAACACCATTTTGTGAAGCTGTAGATTGATTTTTTACTAAAACAATGTTTCCAGCAACTACAGCAATTCCATCTATCGTTTGAGTATTTGAAAGTGTAATGTTGGCAGTTGTAGCGACTCGGCAAGAAGTAGAAAATTCAAGATTTAAAAGTGATAATTTTTGTCCATATTCACTTGTAGCACTTGAATTAAAGCCATCAAGAAGTAAGATTTGATCTGCTCTATTGTCAGCTAGTTTAGTAACATCCCAGCCATTTATTACTCCTGGTCCAAAGAAAGAGTAAATGCCTGAAAAATTGGTTTCAGCTGTAAGCATATTTTCATAGTCATAACCTGGATACCAAATATCGCCAAATTGTGAATATAAAAACTTGTAAATTGATGTACGATTAGCCATTACTACCTACGGAGTTGGGTTAAATTTAATGCTAGCATCTCCTATATCAAGTTGTACGGCAAAATCATAGACCATAGATGGAGTTGTTCCTACGCTTGTGAGAAAAATTCCAAATCTAATTTTGCTTGATGCTTCTGACAATTCGAATGTTTGATTAGGTGAAATTACTGTGTAGTTTGCAAAATTGAATGTTTCGTTTGTATCACTAGAAGTTGTGTATCCGTACACGATGCTACCATTGTTTTTTAATTCGTTAGAAGTGAGTAAACCTCTTTTGATCATAGGAGCATCAGTGTCGTAATTTGTTGTGTCAAACATTCTAGTGAAGAAATAACTTCCTGTTGATGAAGTGTAAGAAATAGTCAAAGAAAGTAATTCTGGGGTCACATTTGGAGTTGCTGTAATAAGTTCAACTTTATATTGTAACCATTTACCAGAATATGCAGAAAGATCTACAGATAAAGATTGTGCAGTTGTTGGAGCAAGATTATCATTTATGGATGATAATGATTGAGCGTCACCATAACTTGCTGCAATACATTCTGCTCTTGTATTTCCAGTCTTTACATAAATCTTGACTTGAGTACCATTATCTAAAGTAGCGTCTGGAGTTGATGGATATTTGTTTAAAATTAAGGCAACAATTTGAGACCAAGTAATAAGTGTTGGTACATATATTGGCTGAACTTCATAAATGCCGTATTCTCTGATTTTACGGTCAGGAGCGTACACTGGGTAAGTTCTTGAAGGGGGAACATAAATCCCCTTCCTAGATAACGAGTTGTCAGCATTCTTTTGAATTTGATAGATAACGCCTGAATTATTAGTTGTAGATAAATTCTGATTATTAGTATTAGTATTTGTCGTTGTTGTGGGTGTAGTATTTGCATTTGTTTGACCCTGTGTTTGATTGTTGTTTTGATTATTTTGTGTATTTCCAGTAACAGGACTAATTGTTGTATTTGAGTTTGAAACTATAGTGGTATTTGTATATTGAATGAATGAACTAGTATTATTAGCTGTATTTGCAACTTGTATCATTCTGTCGTTGATTAAAGGAAATCCATTTGTATGCGCAGGAAGAGCTACACCTTGAATATTGCCTGCTTCGTCCTTAAATCTGGCGTAAATATATCTGCTGTTGTTTTCATATGGTGTAGTAGTAAATTCGTAAACGCTTCCATCCATTCCGGCACCATAGAAAGTATTTCCAATTGCAGTGACAGATTTTACTTTGCTTGAACCATAAAATTGAGATGACGGAATTGCTTCAAAAGTTTCTCCAGCTGCTTTTTGCCATAATAATTTAAAAGTAGTTCCAGATCCAACGTTATTAGTCGTTTGAAGCTTTATCTTAAATACATCACCTTCTGTTGCATTAAAAGCATTAGTTGAATAAAGTGTGGATAAGGTTGTTGATTGATTGTAATTACTTATCTGAAGAGTGTCATTTACAAACAAGTTGTATCCTACACCACTGTCTACTCTAAATGATAAAGCACCATCTTTAGAAGCCAGAACAGCACCTTCAAATGTTACGGAACTATTTGTAAAACCAGTAGGAGAAATAAAAGAGCTACCAATTGATCCTGTGTAATTTATTGCTTGGGTTTGCCCTCTGTATGCAATAAAATTATAACTTTCTATATCTCCCAAATCTGTCCAAGTAATTCCAGATCCAGTGTAAGATCTCCATGTAGCGTTTAATTGATTTGTGTTATAAGAGTAGGAAACTATTTTTTTGAAATTACTTATGGATTTGAAATATCCATAAGTTCCATTGTCAGTGCTAACATAAATATAATTACCATTTGGATCATCAAAGATAGTAAAAATATGATCGGAATATGTATCATAAAGCTTAGCCCAAGAATTAGCTGTTGCATTTGTAAAAGATAACTCCCAGATTTGTCCACCTCTAAATCCTACTAAAACAGAATTTCTAGTTACAGATTTGGTCATACATTCAATATTGTCAAAATTTGATTATAATGTCTGCACACACTAAGCATTGTAATATTTATAAACTGCTGATGCTCCACTACCATAATCTCCTCCTACACCTACGTAGAGAGTAAATTCTTTTGCAGTAAGGGCAGAAACTTGATTGTAAGAAGTAAAAGTTTTAAGTTCAGATATTGCTTTACCATTGTATTGATAAACTGAACAAGAACTAGTTGAGCCTTTTGTTGATCCTAAAAATAAATTATTTCCTAGTGAAGCCATTGAAACAATAGGCTTTAATAATTTATATGTTGTTGTTGAGAGAGGATCTTTAGCATTAAGTACACTCCAGAATTCACCATTATAAGAAGTGAAAACTAGACCATAATTAGTACCTGCATATGCTCGACCATTATAAACGTGAATACAAGTAATTTGATATTTTTCAGCTATGAGTGATTCATTTAATATTTCATAAACTTCACCACTTTTATAAACGTACATTTTGTGATTTGCTGCAATTAATATCTTGTCATTAAATGTAGCTATAGCAGTAATCTCGGATGCAGCATTTCCAGTTTTTTGAGACCATAAATAAGCAGCATTAGTAAGATCAATATTTGTAAATGTTGTTTCGCCAGCAGAAAAATCGATAAAGCCTTTAGCGTCAGCATTTGGAAAAGAAGTTGCATCTCTGAAATCTGAGAATCTTGAAATTTGAGCTGATACTACATCTGAATACTGATCATAAGCTGCTAAAGTTATATCTCCACGCTGATCAATTGTAAAATAGTCTCCATGATACGCAATACGAGCAGCATAAAGAGAAAGTGGAGTAGTAAAAGTAAAATTTAAATAGTCTGTTGTTTCTGAGTCTGCAATATTCTCAACAATATCTTCCCACTCAGATGTTTTAGTTTTCTTGATTTGTAAAATATAAGTTTTAGTATTTTTTGCAGTAGCACCCACAATTAAATTAGTTATTGTCGGATAAATATTGTTTGCAGAATTATTTGTATCTTCATAAACTGGTTCAAACTTTTTATAAACATAATTAGCTTGTTCATTACCAATAACTTCATATTTTGAAAGATCTGAACTTCCACCATAAACAGAAACTTCTTTGAGAGGAACTTCAAAAATATCAAGTAAGTAATCTTTAGATAATAATTCTGCTGAAGCTGTGTTGAATGCTGTAATCTTATAGTATGGAGATGTATTTGCTATTCTAATCCATGTTAAATCATTAGAATTATAATACGCAAATTCTGAAGAAGTGTTAGAATAATTAGCAATATCTATAGAAGCAGAACCTACAGAGGCTATTGGTAAATTATCTAAAGTTATATGAACCCAATAAATTGTATCTAATGCTAAAGTAACACCTGTATTTGTAAATGAGTATGTATCAAAAGAAGTTGTCAAGTCATCAATTTGAATTGAAGCAAAACTTCCTAACAATGTAGATGGCGTGTCATTAGTTGCGTCGTGAGTGTAAAGAGCAACGTTTATTCTATCTCCAAGATTGATAATACTTCCAGTTTTCTTAAGTTTTAAATAAATTGTTGAAATATTTTGATCTTTATCAGAAACAATTTTAAAAGCGTTGACAGTTTGAGAAAATGAATAAGATGTAGTTGTGTCAGTAAACTCAGTTGTTACAGAAGAATATCCAGTACCAGAAAAATAATGAACTTTAATTCCTGGATCTACATCGTCAGCTTTTCTATTTAGTATCAAAATGCCTTTAGGTGGATTTGTATCATAAATGACACTAGCGTTAGGATAAAATTCAGACTTTACAAAAATATCTGTTGTTTCATCTTCAATTTCATAACCTATAGAAGTGTTATTATTTAAAGAATTGTTCCAATATATAGGATCAAAGAATCCAAAATTATCATAATTTGCAAGATTTGTTATAGAAGTAGGTTCAAAATCATTTATAAATGCATACCCGGAAGCACCAAAAAGTTGTAAGCTTCCCTGTTGAAAAGCAACTTCAACAGAACTTCCTGAAGAAACTTTGTTGTAAAGTGATAATTTTACGTTGTGGTCAGATCCTGTTGATCCTGTAGATGCATTTTTGACTGGAACTGATTGTCCGTCAACTAAAACAGTAAAGCCTGTAATTCCAACTCCTGGCACAGCTGGATATGATTTGTTTAAGTTAAAGTCTAAATATAAATCGTATCCTGTAGTTGAAACATAACTTGTTGTAGATGCAATTGCACTATAGCCACCACCAGGAGCTAAAGGAAATGTACCTCTATAAAGATTCTTAATTGCTAAACTTGAAAAACTTAATAGTTCATTTAAATTTCCACTTTGATCAGTTATGAAATCGCTAGTGGGTTTTGTGTAGCTTAATATAAATGTATCGTTTGGACCTAATCCACTTTTATTAACTGCTAAGGCATATTGAGTTACACCAAATCCATTATATGTTGTGCTTGAATCTGTAATTGAGTAGATTTCTTTGTAAGATTCTGCTTCAACGTGGTATATACTAAATCCAGTCGCTGATGTGCCTGGAATAGTATGCTCAGACATAGTAACATTAAAGTCAAGAAATACTGTTGGAGCTGTTACGGATGTCTGGGCATTAATTACAACAGGTCTTGATATGTCTGAAACTAAATTGGTTATAGCTAATCCTGAAAAGGCAACTGCATAAGTAAGCCCTGTTCCAGTGCTATCTTTTATTTTAAAATAGTCAGATGCTGGAGGATTATAAGTTATAGTCGCTGGGTTTGTACCATCATCAGAATCAATTTTTCCAGATAATTGCAAAACAATTATTTTGCCATTGGTAGCACT